TCGCGGGCTCGCCCACATAGTCGCCGTACCTGTGCTGAATTTCCGCTTCCGGGTAGCTGCTGACCAGCGTCTCGCCGATTTTGGCCGTGTCGATTTCCAGCGCCAGCGGCCCGTAGCCATTGCAGAATAACTGCCTGAGATACTGGTCGTCGCCGACTATCTCGGTGTAGGGGCTCGCCGCGAGCGGCGGGGTGATGCGCATCCGACCGAGTAGCAGGGGTATGGGTTGCCACTGGGCGACTTGGTTGCGGCTCGCGCTGATGCTGTACACCGGCTTGGCGTCGCTGGGGTCTGGCGGCTTGGGCGCGAACAGCTTGTTGAGCAGGAATTGCAGGCCGATGCTGATGCCCAGCATGATCAGCTTGCCGAATATGCCCAGCGCCGCAATTGCCGCTTGGAACCCGGCAAAAGCACTGCTCAGCAGCGGTATCAGCGCCATGAATGGCCCTTCCGCCACCGGGCGGGCGACCACCGAGGTGTTGGGCTTCAGCCTGACGTGGTCCCACATCTCTTCAGGAACGCGGGTGCCGTCCTGAAGGTAGAAGCCGAACTTGGCCGGGAAGATCGGCGCGCGGCCCTTGGCGAGCTTTATCGCTTCGGTGACCGACAGCCCCGCAGGCACGTCGAACGCTTCCCGCTGCGAGCCGAAAGCGTGCGGGAACAGGAAGACCCGGACCTTCTCGTCGGGCAGGAAGATTTCGCCATCGCGGGGCTCAGACGGCCTCATAGCGGTAAAAGCCCTCCAGCGTGCCAGCCACTCTCAGCGACTGGTAGCTTTCGATCACCGCCCCCGTGCCCTTCTCGATATGCAGCATCAGCCCGTCGCCGATGACGACACCAACATGCGGGCGCAACATCCTGTACATCAGCACGCCGTCGCCCGCACGTGGCTCGGTCACTTTTACCCAGTCGTCCTTGCCGCCGTTCACCAGCCGGGTCGTCACCTCCCGGTCAAGCGCGGTCGGGTAAGAGGCGCTGTAGGCGGGAAGCTCAATACCCAGCACTTCGGCGTAGACCATGCGGAAAAGCCCCCAGCAGTCGGCCCCGGCCCGCGTGCGGCCCCCGTCTTCCCACGGGATGCCAATGTAGGGTTCGAAATCACGCGGGGTCACACGAAAATCCCCGGAAAACCCGCCGGGGCGAACAGGCCCGCCGGGATGGGCTCGTCTTCGGCGGCATCCAGCCCGATGTCGAATGTGATGATGTCGCTGTTGCGGGTGAACCCACGCAAATCCATCGTCGGGAAAGGTATCTGCACGGTGTCCACCGCGCTGGCCGCGACGATGACGAGGTCGCAGGTGCCGCGCTGTATCATGCTGGCCGTGAACGCCACCATGGCCCCGGTAACGTTCTCAACGACCAGTTGCATCCGGGGCGGGCGGTCGGCCATGTCGGTGGGCAGGCGCAGGCTCAAGGGGCGATAGGTGTAGGTCACGCCGCCGCTGATCGTGCCCCAGACCATCTCGGGATTGTTCGAAAGCACCACCGTGTCGTCGCCGCTCAACCGGATGATTTCGGTCGTGTCCGGGTGCTTCAGCGTGATGAGCATGATTGCCATCTCGTCGCTTTCCTGAAGCTGCATCTGCGCCCGGAAGTTCAGCGATATGGTCGTCTTGCTCATGTCTCAAAGATTTCCAGTTCCATGTTCACGGCCCACACGTCGCCGCCCATATGGAGGGGCTGCGGAGGTGCGCCGCCGGGCCTGAAGCGAGTGACAGGCATGGTGTCACCCGGCGTCGGCATGAACTCGGTGGCCGAGGGGGCTTTTTCCATCTGCACGCCACCGATGCGCAGCGTGATGTCCACCAGCAGGCCCACCACGGCCCGGACGCGGATGCGCGACTGCATGGCGGACAGGCCGGTTACCGTTGGCGTCCATGAATGCTGGTGTCGCTGGGTGACCAGCGCCTCGTTGGTCAGCTTCGGCAAAATGTCGAACAGGTTGCTGGCCGAAGGCGTACTGACCATGACCAATTGTATCATGGAAACATTGACCGTAGTTCCAGCAATAAGCCTGACGTAATTGCTATGCGTGAACCGTCCCGTGGAAGTTGGCGCGGAAGACACATAAGTAACATCGTGAATAAGCCCGCTGGTCGCGTAGCCGTTAAACCTCAAATCTATATAGGGGATGCCGCCTTCGGTGCTAAACCCTTCAACTTCTCTTGCAATACCGTTCTGCGTGGTTCCCCCGACCCAGCCGGTGGGCAGGGTTCCGGGGACACCGACTGCGGCCCCGACCTGAGTGCTGTTGGGGATGAGGTTGCGCCGCCAGCCGTAGCCGAAAATCGGGTCGGGAAAGTAGAAGGGCAATTTCCCGTCCAGCGTGTCGGTCTTCCAGAATTTGCGCAGCCGTTCCAACTGGGTCTTGGTCATGTGCATGACGCCCGTGACGGGGCGGGCCATGGCGGTCATGCGCGAGCGGATCAGCGCCGGGCCGACTTCCGCGTTGGTCGCCAGCCGGTTGTCGGCGAAGCTGTCCTGAAAGCCGTCCCGCGTGAACTGCTGGGGCAATGTGTCGGGCCAAGTCGCTGGCATTTTATCTCGGCCTCAATCTCTCGGTGACCGCGAACTTGGAACGTATCGCATTGTTCGACGCCGTGCCGCGCTGGTCGATCTGGGTAGCCACCAGCCGGTCAACCATCACGTCGATGGTCATGCCCTTGTTGTCCTTGGTCTGCTTGGTGGTGACCTTTGCGCCGGAATAGTTGTGGACGTTCACGAAGGCGTTGCCGCCCATCATGGCCTGTGCCGACGCCATCGATGGGAACACCGGCTCGCCCCGCCGCAGCACCGCCGGATACTCGTCGGCCCCGAACTTCTTGATGTTGCCGTTGTGCAGGCGCGGCGCGTTCTCAAAGGTCCGCATGAATGCACCCATGTCCCAGCCGCCCGGCTGCGGGTCGGCTTTCAGCCCTGCGGGTGTGTCGATGAACGGGTCTGATGCGCCCCAGACAAGCTTGCCCTTGGCGTCAACAAGCTCGCCATATTTATTGACCTTGTTGGAACCCTTGTAGCGGATGACGGTGCCATCATCGACATAGGCAGCGGCTGTTTCTACTTTTTTGCCGAATGATTTTATCGAACCGAGAAACTTGGAAATACCCTCCCCGGTTACGACGCTTGCTTTGAAGGAAGCCAGAAGCTCAGGCATCAGGCTATCTATCGCGGCACTCTTGTTCTTGTAGACCAGTTCACCTTTCTGCAAGACAGCGGGGTATTCGTCGCTCGCGAACAGGTTGGCATTGCCATCGTGGAACCGGGGCGCGGTCAGCCACGGTATCATGTTGGGGAAGCGCCGCGACGCGCCGCCCATGCCGACGATGCCGCCATTGTGGTACAGGCCGCCACCGCCAGACATGATGGCCGCATTTGCCTGCGGGCTGATGAGCGCACCCGCCGCGCTGTTGTAGCCGCCACCGCCACCAAACATCTTGGCTATGCTGCCAAAGAACCCGCCACCGCCGCCCGAGGGCGCAGCCGGGAACTGAGACAGCGCGCTCGCCGCCTTGGTTGCGACTGAACCCATCTCGCCGATGCCGCTGACAGCTTCCGTGGACGCCTTGGTGACGCTGGTCAGTGCGCTGGCCGACTTGGTGGCCGCGTCCGCAGCGGCCTTGGTGGATTTGGTCAGTTCATCGGCAACGTCCACGCCGCCACCACCGCCCATGCCGAACGCGCCACTCAATGGCACCGGGCGTGCATTTTCCAAACCCTGCCTGACACCAATGCGGGCCGGGCCGCGCCCGTACCATGGTTGCCAGCTTTTGTTTCTGGCAGCTTCGTTCAAACCGAATTCGATGTTCTGACGCCACGTCCTTGGGTCAGAAACGCTTAGCCCGGTTTCCCTTTCAAAGGCATCGCCGAGGCCGCCGCCCTTGAGAAGCTGCATGGCACCATAGGACGTTTCCTGCCGACCCTGTTTCTTGCCAACGAGCGACTGCCATATGCCCGGCTGCAACCCCTCATGCTTCATCAGTTTAACCGCAGTACCTACGTCTATGTTGCGAACTCTCGCCGCATTCTCGGCGAACGCTACCATCTCCTCATAAGGGGCCAGCCCCAAGACACTGCTACCCGATAAAGCACCGCCGCCATAACCACCGGGGGCATAGTTCGCCGGGTTCTTGCCAGCCGCCGCCGCCGTGAATGGGTTCAACCCGTCGATGACCGCCC